CGTCAGCTTCCATCTCACGCACCCTTAAATCCCTTGAATGTCGTGCTTCAGCCAAATCAATAAATGTATCAATATTGTCTGTCAGGTCTGATCTGTTTAAATACGAAGCGATCTCCAATTTTAAATTCGCATAGGTGTCTAGTGCCATTAAATGTTTCCTTGATAAATTCTAAAGTGTCTATTGTCTGGATCGTTGATCCATTTTTTAAATCGTGGTCTGTCAAGAATCTGACCTCCATTGGACATGATTCCTTTTTGCGCCAATTGCTGAACAATAATCAAGGGAATGGATGCAACCTTGTACATTTTTGCATCTTGCATTCCTCTGACCTTGTAGGCATCAGCACCCATATTGGCTTCTTTCTTGTTCATTTCCAATATCGGTGCGACATCCTGTATGTCCTCAAAGTGATACTTGTTTTCACTTTCGTCAATGTGCATTCGAGTTTTTAAAGTCGAGTTGCTTCCTGGCTTATCAATCCACAATTTTTTAGTCATACTTATATAAGTTCAGTTGCGAATAAACTTCCTGAAGCTGATGCTTCCCTGATGGCAGCAATCTTATCGCCACCATTCACCTGAACATAAATTACTGAATCTTTAGGCAAAAAGGATAGACTTGTCGTTGCAACAGGAACACTTGCAATATGAAAATGGCAACCTGCTGTTTTTGCACACAACATCACAACACTTGTGGTACTACCAAAGGCAGTTGATGATGCTACTGAAGCATCAGTAAAATCAACCTTGTGTGTTGTTCCTGCTCTGCCGTAATATGTATGGGGCATAACTGATCCTATCTTCTAATGATGTAGCTTACATCTGCTGTTGTTGAAGCAGTTTGTTCGCCATTGCTTCGAATGTTAATTGCATCTCCTGCATTGACTTCTACTGTGCCACCAAGAGTTAAGGCAACGCCAGTTTCATCAACAGTAGCATCTGCCAAAGTTGCATCAATAGTTGTATCCGTACCATTTTTCATAATGTCAAAAGTCGTAGCTGCATCAATAACAGTATGGACATTCATATAAATAACTTTCAGCTTTCCTTCGTCTGGAATCACTACAACAGGACTTGCGTTGTCGGCTGTTTGAATGGCAGTCATGTTGCCACCCATAATAAAATAATCGTTTAAAGTTCTCATAGTTTGTTTCCTCTATTGTTCTGATCTTTCGATCTTCAATAAAAAAGAGGGCGAACTAACTTCACCCTCCTTATATTTGTAAATAAAATTACGCAGTTAGATTAAAGATTCCGAAAGAAGAATTTGGATTCTTTGCTTCCAAAGTCCATTCTGCTAACATTAGTCTTTTATCACTATCGCCTGACTTTCCAAGTACGCTAGTTTGGAATGGTCTTAAATAAGATATTCCCCAATATTCCATATCTAGAATATCTACTCTGTTTGCGTTTTGGTGTCTATCAGGCACAAAGCTCACTTCTGAAAAATCACTGACATAAATATCAACTGCTCCGATGACTCTTTTGTCATCAGCGTTTTGAAATGATGTCGCAATTCCATTAAAGCCAGAAGCGATTTGCTTATGACTTGCAGACATGAGAACTACCTTTGGATTGCCACCAAGATCGTAACATTTTTTCAAACCTGCTTTAAGCAGACTTTCTGTAAATGTACGATTAGTGCCACCTGCCGGTGCGGTTGCTCCTGTTCCTACTGGATCGGCACTCAAGCCTCCATCAGAAAAGTTTGCTGCTGCTGTTGAAGTACCAGGAATATTTCCTCCGTACCAACAGCCAATAGATCCAGATTCTCTAGCTGTGCCAGATGATCCTGCGACCTTTGCGTTTTCTGTTGCGATATTTGCGTATTCAATATCTCTTTTTAGTTCTTTACCGACTTTCGCCATTTGGTATGCAAGTTCGTCTCCTCTTCCTGCATTCTTTACGACTTCGTCAGTTCCAGAAACGCCTACTGCTTTACCAGATATTTGCAAGTAGTTCGACAAGCGAACTGTTGCTGCTCTGGAATCCAAAGTATAGTCATCTCCTTCTTTTTGTGCATTAGCTGCTGCTGCTTCTAGTGCATCTGTTTGCCACTCGTGATTCGTTTGAGTAGCTGTACCTTTTCCTGCGTTGGAAATAAAAGGTGTCTCAACAGGTGAAATGTTCAGCGAAAAAATGACTAAAAACTGCCATTTTTTACTTGTTATCGTAATTTTTTTAATTATTACTTCTGCATATTGCTATGCAGCTCAGACTATATCATCTCTTTCGAGTTCGGTTTTCGTGGAAGTATTATTTTTTCATCAACTTCTAGTCGTTACACCTGCCATATCATTTTAATTATATGGATTGGCTCGGTATTGTCCTGTTAAGGATGTCCACCGAATTTACCGAATTTTCTTTTACAGCTTTTTAAGACTGTAAAGCTACAATATTATTTATAGATAACATCTGCTAAATCTTCTCTTATACCAACTCTCGAATAGGTTTCTGTGGTGTTACTAGGTACACCCATAGTTTGCTCCTATTTGTTGAAGAACATCTCCTTGAATACATCTTTTGCATCGTCAAGATGTCCTGATTTTTTCAGTTTATTCATTCTCTTATCAAGGTTTTGCTTTTCAACGGATTCTTCTCTAACATTGGAAGCATTGGAGCTGACAATTCTTGGAGGTTTGTTTACCTTATTGCCTGTGAGTTTTGTTTTTTTGAGTTGGTTATATCTATAAGCGTCAGCTAACAGTAAAACTGCTCGATGATCTACCATCATAGCGATTTCCTGATCGGTATATCCATTCTCTTTTGCAAAATTCGTCAGTCGTTTAGTAAATTCCGCACTCTTGTTCTTGTCCGCATAGACTGGAAGTTTTTCAGCCAAGATTTGCCTTTCCTTTGCAAGGTAGTCTCGATAGACTTTTTCCTGCTCGGATCGTTGCTCCTGGTGAATACGCATTTGCTCTTGCTGTGCAAGTTGCAATGCCTCTTTACGCTTGTCTGAATCTGCCTTTTTTTTAACATACTCGGCAGGATCGTCTTGATAAAGTGTATCCCAATCAATCTTTTCCTCTTGCTGCAATTGTTTGGATAAGTGATCCAGTTGTGTTGCATATTGATTTCGAGAACTTTTGACTGCTTCTAACTCTGTCTTTAAGTTGCCTTGCAAAGACTCAACATCCTTGCGCTGACTACTTAAATCCATCGTTTTTTTGGTATAGTCCGATTCCCTTGAGTAACCCTTCGTTAGCTCATTGAGATTTACATTATGCTTTACACCATTAACTGTAACTTCATAAAGTGTCTCTTCGCTTTTCGATATGGCTTCATCGTTATCTACTATGTCTTTTTCATTAACATCAATATCTTCTAGGAGAGGATCTTCGGTATCTTTTGCAAGATCGTCTTTCTTCTCTTCCGATACTTTTGTTCCAAGCTCTTCATCGTTCCTTGCAGTCTCTTCGTTGTTCAGTAGGGTTGCGATTGCTTGTGCTGTTTCATCTGTCCTAAAGGTTGGCTCTGAAACAGCAGATTCCTTTGCAGGTGTGTCTGCCATTATTGCTCCTTATTTGTTGATCTGTTTTGTTGCCAGTTTGCCTGTCTCCATTACAGATCGCAGTTGCACCAGAAGGACATTGAGCATCTTTTTCATCATATAGATTTTCTCTCTGCCTTCGGTATCTCTTACCGGTGAGTTCATCCATTCGGCATCTAACTCACCAGAAACTTTTTGTATTGCCTCCACGAATATTTCATCTTCGAGTATCGCTTTGGCTCTGTGTCCTCTTTGCTGTTCTTTTTCTAATTCCATTTATTCTTCTTCATATTCCAGATCACCTGCTATTGCTCCAGGTGAACGACTATAATCTCTTCGTGTATCGACTTGTCCTCCACCACCTTGTCCGTAACCCATTTGCTGACTTTGTTGGATGGATTGATTCATTTGATCTTGAACTGTTTGTGATTGTTGTGCGATGGCTGCTGCGTTTGCTGCTGCCATTTCTGCATCTGAAAATCCTAGATTGCTTACTTGAACGGCATCCTCTGGAATTGGAGTGTCAGGCATAACGACTTTTTGCTCATCGCCTACATTATACCATAATCCTCTTCTGTTCAGTTCAGCTAACATTTTATCTCTTTTCTCTTTTAGCTTTTTGCAATTTACCGAAAAACAGACTTCCAAGAGGGGATGCTCCCATACTTCCAGTTCTTAAATCCAATACTCCACCTTTGCTCGGAAGATAACCTAAAGCACTATTTTTCAGCCATCCACGACTGATAAGATTATCTAAATATTCTTGATCGGTCATGGAAAGAATTTCCTCATCGCTTGGAAGATAGAGTTGGTTTTCTTCTTCCAGTCTTTTTTCGTAGTCGCTTTGCTCTCTTTCAGAATAGGAAGATTCTCCGAATGTTTCAACTGGTTGGCATACGCCATCCACCATCATAAAACCTTCAGGACAAGGATCTACAGTTTCATCTTCTTGAACGGAAAAATCTATTTGAGGATTTGGATATAAAGCCGAAGGATCTAAATCTCCTGCTAATTCCTGTTGTGTTCTTATGTCAAAAATGGGATTGCGAAATTGACCTGCTGTATTTACATTAGGCGATGCAGCATAGCCACCACCAAGATAATTGCTGATGATGCCTTGCGCTTCTGATCCTTGCATGAATGGAGTGAATGCCATTAGTTGTATCTCTCGTTTATCATGGCTGAATCAATGATCTTGGTTGCCAGTTTTTCTTTTTCCATTTCCTTGCCTTGTTCTTGCTTAATAAT